ACAATGGTAAGGCAGTGATCCAAGCCATGTGGGAAGCGAGAAAGTATTCTCCTGATGAGATCATTCATGTTAAGGATATTGAACAATCTTTAGAAGGAGATAACATTAAAGTTTATCCCTTCCCGTTTGATTCATTATCTGAATTTCTATTAGGACAACGCAGTGGTGAGATAACTCTATGGACTTCTGGCACAGGCTCAGGTAAGTCTACAGTTCTCAGAGAGATTATACATGACCACCTTGAACAGGGAAGATCTGTTGGGGCTATCATGTTAGAGGAATCGCCACAAGAAACTGTTGATGATATGATATCTTTGATACTAAACAAACCTGTTCGTGCTATCAGAGCTCAGAAGATTATGAACAAGCTTAGAATTGAAATGGGTAAAGACCCTATTCATATAGGTATCATTGATGACTTAACTGATGATGAGTATGCCGAAGCTAGAAGAAGCCTGTCTGAAACAGGGCTGTATATCTATGACCACTTAGGTAACAATGGATTACAGAACCTGTGTGCTCGGATTGAATTCATGGCTGTATCACTAGATGTAGATGTGATTGTATTAGATCACATTACAGCTGCTGCTACTGGTTTAATGAATGCCTCTACAGATTATGATGGCGGAAGCTCTGAACGATTGTTGATTGATAACATAATGAAAGAGTTGAGAGCCTTGGTCAGTAGAACAGGTGTTCATATTGATGTTGTGTCTCAATTAAAGAAGACACAGAAGGCGTATGAAGAGGGTGATAGGATTACACTACAAGATCTAAGGGGCTCTGGTTCCTTGGCAAGTGTACCCAACACCGTGGTTGCATTAGAAAGAGACAGACAAAACCCTTGTCCTAGACTATCTAATACAACTACTGTTAGAGTTCTAAAGAATAGGTTAACTGGTAAGTCTGGAGTGGCAGCGTGTATATATTATGACCATGCTACTGGCAGGATGAGAGAGATTAACTGGGCTATAGATGATGATGGACACATACTAATAGATGATACGTAAAGGAGATACAAAATGGAACTTGTATTTGATATTGAGGCTGATGGCTTAAGCGAGGTTACCATTGACAAGGTACCTCAAGCCGAGGTTTCAAGAGTTTGGTGTATGATTGTTAAAGACTTAGACACACAACACATACACTGCTTCAGAGAACATGAGATAGGACAGGGCGTGGAACTGCTGAGAGAAGCAGACCTAATCATAGGTCATAATATTGTGATGTATGATATACCTGTACTGGAGAGATTCTATGGCTCTATTAATACCAGAGCTATAGACACTCTTATAGTATCGAGACTGATGTACCCCGACATTAGGAACCACCCGCTGGGTGGTAACTCGCTGCAGAAATGGGGAGAGTACTTGCAACTCTACAAGGAACAGTACAATCTAGGATTTGATTCTTTTACAGAAGAGATGATTGGATACTGTGAACAAGATGTTATATTAACAGAAGCTATCTTTAATACTCAGCAAGAGTTTGTTAACTCGCACCAACTAACCGTTAGGCTTGAGCATAAGGTGAGTGAGATCATTGCCAAGCAAATAGAAAACGGAATGGGCTTTAACATAGATCGTGCTGAACAATTAGAGAAGGAAATACTAATGGAAAGAGCTGACATAGAGGACACTTTATGTCAAACCTTTACACCTATCACGACAGAGCGTTGGTCTGAAAAGACTGGCAAAAGATTGAAGGATAGTGTGGAGTACTTTAACCCTAACTCACGGCAACAGATTGCCCAGAGACTAGAGACAAAGTATGGGTGGGTAGCACCCCTAACAGATAAAGGTAACCCAAAGGTAGATGAAGCAGTGCTTAAGGCTCTTAAGTTTCCAGAAGCTAAGATGTTATGCCGAAGTTTTGAAATTACTAAACTGCACAGCATGTTATCTGACTGGATTACCCGTGCTAACCTGTCAAGAGACGGTAGGATACACGGCTCTATTAACCCTCAAGGTGCAGTGACTGGACGAATGACAGCCAGCCAACCCAACCTTCAGCAAGTATCAGGTGACCCTAGAGCCAGAGCATTATTCGAACCAAGAAAAGGCTGGTCTCAAATAGGGATTGATGCTAGTGCACTGGAAGCTAGGCTTCTCGCTAATCGTATGGCTAGGTGGGACAAGGGAGAGTATGGAAACCTAGTTATAAATAGTGATATACATGTGTATAATCAGAAGCAAGCTGGGCTAGCTAACAGAGAGGGAGCTAAGACTTTCTTCTATGCTCTTATCTATGGTGCTGGCAATGTTAAGATAGGTCAGATAATAGGCAAGGGTGTGGGTGCAGGAGCATCCCTAAAGAAAAGATTCTTAGACAACATGCCTGCCTTAAAGAAATTAATTGAGAGGTGTGAGTTCCAAGTAGCAGATAAGGGAACGGTAACACTATTAGACGGACGAGAGGCACCGTGCAGATCAAAGCACTCGTCTCTTAATGTACTGATACAAGGAGATGGCGCTGTGCTTATGAAGATAGCACTAGCATATCTGTATAAATATTTAGCCGATCATTACGAAGACAAGTTTGCTTTCATGGCTACTGTTCATGACGAATGGCAGATAGAATGTGATCCAGCTATTGCTAAGGAAGTAGGCATAGCAGGAGTTGAGGCAATCAAGAGAGCAGGAAGCTATCTTAAATGTGAAGTACCAATGGATGGACAATATAGAATAGGAAGGAACTGGAGTGAATGTCACTAAGAGATAAAAGAATTAAAGTATATATAGCAGGTCCCATGAGAGGACACGAAGAGGATAATTATCCTGAGTTTTTTAAGGCAGAGAGACGACTAGATGCTAAGAAAATATATAAAGTAGTTAACCCTGCTCGTATGGATGAAGAGAGTAAGTGCTTGGCAGCAGCTTATTCTAAGCCTTATGATATAAATTACAAGGATGCACTGAAGAGAGACATTGATGAAATCTTTAAGGTAGAATCTATGTATTTCTTAAGAGGGTGGGAGAAGTCTGAAGGAGCAAGAGTCGAACATGCTCTTGCTATCTATCTAGGACTTTCAATAGAGTATCAATGAGCACTGCTAGAATAAGTCTTTTATTCTATGATGGCATTAGCGATAGCTGTGTCTTTAAAGCCGTTATGGATTTAGGAAAGCTAGTCTTAGTTCCCGGAGCTAGGATGGAACACTGTGCAGTGTTTATTAAGTTTGAAGATGGACGAGAGACCTGTTACCACGTAGGCAAAGGACAAAAGAGCTATTGGGTTAAGGGTACTGTGTTTCATAGAAAATTTAAACCAGACAAAGGTATATACTTTGGCAAAGCTGAAGTAGATATAAACTGGATGAAAAATATAAAACCGATAAGATTTAATTTCGTTGGCATATTAGTATGGTATTTTATTACACGATGGTTTACTTCATGGAAACCTAAGGATAATTGTGTAATGAAAGCCTGTAAACTATTACAAGAATTACAACTTGATGTTAAAGATCATGTTGTTCCAACTTTATTATGGAAGGAGTTAATTGAGAATGCAAATGATAATAATTGCTGGGAAAGCTGGAGTCGGAAAGACCACCTTGGCAAAGATAATAGCTAAAGAAGTATTCGAGTGTGGACTAAACCCCGTGCTGTTGTCCTTCGCTGGTCCCCTCAAAGAGGAAGCCAAGGCTAAAGGATATGACAAGGAGAAGTTTCCCGACAAGTACAGAGCTTACTGCCAAGAGGTAGGAGCTACTATGCGTGAGGCAAACATAGACCACTGGGTAGATTGCATGCGTAAGAGTGTAGCTGAAGTAGATACGAATGAGGGTAAGCACCTAGCAGCCGAAGATAAGTATTGGGAAAGCTGTATTGTTATAGATGATTGTAGGTATGTAAATGAAGTAGCCTATGGTAAAGAGAAGGACGCAGTACTCTTGTTTCTGAGCGCAGGCAAGCGTAAGCTAGAAGAAGGTGAGTGGAGAGAGCACCACACTGAACACCTTGCTAATTTAATGGAAACAAAAGAGGGTAGTGACTATAGAGAGCTCTTTAATCACCTAGTCTTTAATGATAAAGACATACCTCATTTGGAAAAGAAGATAAAGGACATGGTTCCTATATGGTGTGGCATAACAGTAAGCAATGGACACAAAGAGTTATTGTGTAGCTGTGAAGGGTGCCGTGCTAAGAGAGAGAACCGCCCTACCAATATAGACAAACTCTTCTTAGAAATGTTAGATCTTATAGATGAGGAGTGGGATGAAGATGAAGAAACCAAGTGAAGCTATACTAGACGGTGATATCATTGCATGGAAAGCTGCATTTGTAGCTGAAGTTGAAGGGAGTCTAGCAATAGATAGCCTAATTAGTAGGATCGTGGACAAGTGGACTCCTTCATGTGTGTCTAGTATTAAGGTAGCCTTAAGCTGCAGCAAGAAGGATAACTTTAGGCGGCATCTCTTTCCAGGCTATAAGAAGAACAGAGAGGCTGCTTATAGACCGGACTGTTTACTGGAAACCTTCGAGGCACTTCGAGATACATTTGATTGCTTAGTATATCCTAAACTAGAAGCAGATGATGTGCTAGGAATATTTGCCTCATCAGGTAAAGGTATCTCTGTTACTATAGACAAGGACTTAAAGGGTGTATCTGGATGGCTATATAATCCTGAAAAGAATGACGAGCCCTACTATATTTCTCCTGAAGATGCAGAGAGGTGGTTCTGTACTCAGTGGATGAGTGGAGACTCAACTGATGGCTTGCCTGGACTGTGGAGAATAGGAAAGAAGACAGCAGAGAAGCTATTGGATGAATGGGATGAAGAGAATTGGCATGCAAATATAGCAGAGATGTATTCTGAAGGTAAACATGTACCAAAGAATGATTATGAGATAGAAAACCTGTGTAAGATTATGGGACAGTGTGTTAGAATACTACATAAAGAAAACTATAATCTTAAGACTGAAGAGATAACATATTGGGAACCCAAAGTTGGGGTATAAGAATAATAGGAGAATTTAATGGATCAATTTCAAGAATTTGTTGTAACTAGAAGCTACTGCAAATGGAGAGACGACTTGGGGAGGAGAGAAAGCTGGAATGAATGCGTAAGCCGATACTACGATTACTTTGGGGACCGCTTTCCAGAAATATTAGGAGAAGATTGGGACAACATACGGCAATCGACATTAAAGAGAGAGGTTTTCCCTTCTATGAGAGCTCTTATGACAGCTGGAGCCGCTGCAGAGGTAGACGATACTTGCCTATACAATTGTTCCTACCTGCCAATAAATACAATAAGAAGTTTCTCTGATGTACTGTATATTCTGTGCTGTGGCACAGGAGTAGGCTTTTCTTGCGAAAGCAAGGAGGTTGACCAGCTACCAACCGTACCAGAGATACTACGCAATGATAAGATAACAATAAATGTGGATGATTCTAGACGAGGGTGGGCTGAGTCCTTTAAAGAGCTATTGTCAGCCCTCTATGGTGGGTTCCATCCTACTTGGGATACGTCTCAAGTTAGACCAAAGGGAGCTAGACTAAAGACATTCGGAGGACGGGCATCAGGTCCTGAACCACTTGAACGATTGTTCAAATTCGTGGTCAACCTGTTCTATTCTGCTGAAGGCAGACGGCTCACCCCGCTAGAAGTCCATGACATAGTATGTATGGTAGGAGAAATTGTTATAGCTGGTGGTGTTAGAAGATCCGCATTAATTTCTTTGTCTGATTTAGACGATAGAGAGATGGCACGGGCAAAGAGTGGTCCTTGGTGGGAGCACGATGGACACCGAGCTCTTAGTAATAACTCAGCTGTGTATACATCTAAGCCCTCACTAGGTAGATTCCTAGAGGAATGGTCTGAGTTGTATGATTCAAGATCAGGCGAGAGAGGTATATGTAACAGAGAAGCTATGAATAAGATTGCAATGGCTGCAGGTCGAGAGCAAAGTGACTGGGGAACCAACCCATGCAGTGAAATAATTCTTAGACCTAAGCAATTCTGTAATCTAACTGAGGTAGTAGTAAGACCTTATGATGATAACGCTACGTTACGAATAAAGGTTATCCAAGCTACTATACTAGGCACAATTCAATCTGCATGTACTAGGTTTAGTTACTTAGATCCTGACTGGAAAGCTAACTGTGAAGATGAGCACCTGTTAGGTGTATCCTTTACTGGAATCTTTGACAACCAATTAATGTCTAATCCAACCCAAGAGTTGAGAGAGATATTAAAGAGTCTTAAAGAAGTAGCCCATGAAACAAATAAGATATGGGCAGAGAAGCTAGGGATAGCTCCCTCTAAGTCTATAACCTGTTGCAAACCATCAGGTACTACCTCTTGTGTAGCTGGAACTTCGTCTGGTATACATCCTAGATATGCTCCCTATTATATTAGAAGGGTTAGGATAGATACACAGAATCCAGTATGCCAGTTCATGTTAGACAAAGGATTTCCTTCTGAGCCTTGTATTCAGAAGCCAGAACATACAACTGTCTTCTCGTTTCCATCGGCTAGTCCGGTTGATTCAATAACATATGAAGACTATGATCCTATGGCTCACCTAGACCTGTGGCTACTGTACCAAATGGCTTGGTGTGATCACAAACCTAGTGTAACTATAAATTATTCTGATGAAAACTTTATGAAGATAGGGCAATGGATATGGAATGAATGGGAATGGGTATCAGGTATATCCTTTCTACCAGAAACAGATCATGTTTATGAACAAGCTCCCTTTGAAGCCATCACAAAAGAAAAGTATGAAGAGATGGTAGTGGAGATGCCCAAGAAAATTCATTGGGCTGACTTAGTATCATATGAAAAGGAAGACTCAACTGTATGCTCACACTCGTTAGCATGTAATGGGAACTCCTGTGAAATAGTAGATATAATATAGGAGATAAGAATGAGTGAGAGATTGCCTGGAATATATACCAGACTAGGGATTAACAATGCTAGTGTTACTCCCTCAGAGATAATATTATTAGTACGAGATTTTAGTAAACGAATTAAAAGGATAGAAGAAATCTGTGAAAGACTGGAAGAAATTACAACGGATAGAGGAGGAACTAATAAAGTTTCTAAACGAAAAGTTTCCACCTCTTGAGTTTGACCAAGCTGGTGACTTAGAATCATTTAAGATTGAAGCAGTCTTCAGGTCTGGACAAAGAGACATAATAAAACGTCTTGATTTAATAAGAGAACAACAAGAAAGGGGATAAGAATGGGAATACAAAGTGCAGATCTGGCTGGCTGGATACCAATGCCGGGACAGGATGACTATAATCCAGATGATTGGAAACCTGAGGAACCATGGGATCCTTTTGGAGATAGCGGCGAAAAAGATCCTACCTTACCTGCGTTTGTTCCTGGAAAATATAAACCTTTCGAGATGCCAGAACTACCCGACTACGAGAAACCAACGCACCCAGGGCATATCCCTCTTCCCTATCGTACCCCACAACCATTCACACCTGATGATTTAAATCCAGGTCCTGGAAAGTTCCCGTTGACACCAAGTGGTGTCCCCCCTTCTCCTAGCGACCTTTGGAAAAGGATGAGAAAGCTTATAGGGGTGGAAGGCACCCCAATTTTTGGTGGTGATACCGCCGAATCAAATCAGGGTGGCGGTGCAGGAGCACCTGCTGGAAGACGTGGTAGAGGAGTCCGTCTTGGATCACAAAGAAAGGCTAGCAAGTCCAATGCCAAGCGTAGGAAATAAGAAGTTCTCTTATACTACTAAAGGAAAAGCGGCAGCTAAAAAATATAAAAAGAAAATGAAGAAGAAAAAGGGGGGAAAGTAAAATGGGCGCATTACAAGATTTTGTAACGGAAGATATTTTTGGAATGCCTAGTGAAAAGGATATTAGACAGGAACAGGAGAAGGCTCAGTCTCAATTAGAAGCTAACATGGCTACACAAATGGCTGCTCAACAATCTTTAATGGAAGAGTCTGCTAGGAAAGATAGGCTATCCACTATAAGAGATACTCGCTCTGACCGTAAAAGGAAAGAAGCAAGAGAAAGACAGCAAATTGGTCAAGGTATAGTGTCTGAGAAGAGAGCACAGGCAGGTATTCGTATAGGTGGTGTAGCTGCCCAACGAGGAGGCACACAAAAACTTAAATCAAGTGCTGCACGTAGAAGAAAAGGTACTCAGGAAGGTTGGAACAAGTGGGGATCTAAGGGAAAAGGCTTAAGCTTATCTCTTAGAGGAGGAGCATCAGGAAGGAGACCAGCGTAATGGGAATGAAAGCACCGAAAATGCCGGATCCTTTCTCGCCACAGGCTGTTGCGATGAGACAAGAAGAACTGGAAATGCAACAAACTATGGCAAGAGAAGAACAGTCCTTTCAAAGAGAGAGAGCTCAAGAGGACCGAGAATGGCAAGAAGATTTAGAATCTAAAAGAGGACTACGTAAACAGAAAGAAGAAGAAGAAAGAATACGTGCACTTAGAGCTGAGATGCAAGAGTCTTTAGGAGAAGAAGAAGCACAACAGATGGCTGAATCTCAGGATCCTGATGAAGCCTTCACTAGTATGTGGACAAGTCTTGTGTCTGGTGTAGCAGGAAATCGAAGTAGTCAACAGTCAGTACAACGACCCCAAACAAAAAAGAAATCTCTTGGTAGTATGTTCAGTAGTTTTCTTAGTGGGAGTGCTTCTTAATGGAACTTAATCAAAGGTTTAAAACACTTGATTCACTGAGAGGAAATAAATTAGAAAGATCTAGATACTATAGTTCTCTTACACTGCCTAGTATACTTCCTCCCGACGGATGGACTGAGCAAGATGCATTAGCACAACCTTTTAGTTCAACAGCTGCTAGAGGTGTAACTTCTATGGCTAGCAGAATGCTTAGTGCATTACTTCCCTTAAATGATATGCCGTTCTTTAAGTTTGAGTTAACAAGTGGTGAAGAACCAGAGCTAGATATTAATTCATATTTAGAAGCCTTATCATATCAGGTATTTAACAAGCTATCTTCAGCTAATCTCAGAGAGATAATATATCAAGTTCTGCAACACTTGATAATAGTAGGCGATGTGTTACTTATTATGGACGACGACTATCACTTTAGGATAATCCGATTAGATCAGTATGTATGTCGGCGAGATGTGCATGGAGAGCTTGAAGAAATTATTTATGTAGAGTTTCAATCTCTTCCAAATACTCCTGAAGATCTTGTGGCTCAGACATCTTCACTATCGCATGCCGAAAAGAGGGGTTATAAGAAGATATATGTTAGTGCAGTACGGAAAAAAGATAAATGGGTAACAGAAAAACAAGATGAAGAAGGAAAAGTTTTAGACAAAGGTGAGTATAAAGTCTTACCATTTGTTGCTCTTCGTTGGTCTGGCATACCCGGAGAAAACTACGGACGCTCACATATTGAAGACATTATTGGTGATATTAAGGCACTAGAA